TATCAAGTTATTCTCAGGTCAATGCTGAGATATTCAAGCAACCTGTTATAATTGATACTGATATCAATAGCTATTTGAATCAAACTTATGTAGATATAAGGGATATCTACAGTAATAATGTATACGAGGACAGACAAGATTGGACATCAAGGTAATAGGTGCTGTAATAGGTTTACTTGTAACATTCGGTGGCTTGTTCGTGCAAGTAGGCACAATTATGACAAGACTTGATAATGTAGAAGCAAGAAGTATTCCTGATATATCAAATGTAGAAAAAGAAATATCAATAATAAAAAAAGACATCGAGGAGTTGAAGGCTAAAAACAGCAATCCTTTGATGAGATGACAGGTATTGCTATAGTATTAGCACTTATTATTGTAATGATGATTATGTCTATTTCATCAAAGATAAAGACTAAATGGTTGAGACCTGAGCTATCTATAATTGAGATATTGTTCGTAATCATGCTATCGTATATCATAGTGCTACAAATTTAAGAGGTAACAATGGCAGGTCTTACAGTAACAACAGTAGAATCAGAATTTGCAATAACAAGTGCAGAAGTCAAGAATTGGTTAAGAATAGATGGTAGTGATGATGATACAGTTATATCAACATTACTTAAAGCATCACATAATTGGGCTAAAAGATACACAGCAAGAAGTATTACAACCCAAACATTAAAGCTTTCAATAGATTCTGTTTATGATACCGATATACCTGTCAAAGAAGGAAACTATGTAGGTATAGACCAAGATATTACTCGTAGAAGTATTTTATTACCACAATCACCTGTAGCATCCATATCAAGTGTTAAATACTATGATGATGCAGATACAGAAAGCACATTTGCATCTAGCAAATATTATTTAGATTCAGCAGGTGTTCCTGCAAGATTTGTTTTAAGAAATGGTGAAAGCTATCCAACAGGATTGAGAGTAGCCAATGCTTTAGAGATTACCTATGTAGCAGGTTATGGTGGTACAACTGATGTACCTGATGATATCAAACATGCATGTCTTATTTATACAGCATGGTTATTTGAACACAGAGGTGATGGAACAGAGAGAATGTCAGCACCATATCAAGCAACACAATTACTACAACCTTATGTTATTAGACAATTCTCAACTAATCCTTATCGTGGCACAGCACATTATGGTGGTATGGTCTAATGTCTCTTATCGGAGAGATGAGAAATAGAATCAGTTTACAAACTCTAGGTGGTGTAACTGATGCAGGTGGTGGAACTACAACTACACATTCTACTGCTACGACTGTATGGGCTAAAGCAGAGAATCTATCAGGTGGTGAAGGTATCTTTGGAGACCAACTCAGAGGAACATCTAATTATAGATTTACAATCAGATATTATTCTTCTTTAACAGAAAAATATAGAATATCTTACAACTCAAAAACATTTAACATAACTCAGATTACTGATATTCAAGAAGGAAGAAGAAGATTTCAAGAAATACTAGCAACTGAAGGAGTAGCTACATGATATCTGTCAAAGTCGAATCTAACTTTGCTAAGAAAGCTGATGTGGTATTGAAGAAATATCAAGTCAATGCATCAAGACATGTTAATCGTGTTTTAAATAATTTTAGGAGAGATATCACAATGAATATGAGAAATACTCCTAAGACAGGCAATGTATATCCGAGAGGTGATGGTCAACCACACACAGCATCATCTGAGGGAAATCCACCTGCAATAGATACAGGAAGATTGGTTAATAGCATACAAATTAAACCATCATCACCAAGTATCAAACCAGTAGGTAAAGTATTCACTAATGTAGAGTATGCTCAGATGTTAGAACTTTATATGGACAGACCATTCATGGGTAAAGAATCTAAAGCATATCAACAAGCAAAAGCATTCTCTAAGAAAATGGCTAAAGATATTAAGGTGAGCTAATGGGATATCATTCATTCGATTTACAATCAGCATTATATTCATTGTTATCAGGTGATAGCACACTTGATAGTTTATTAGGTGATAATAAGATATTTGATTCTGTAGCACCACAAGATACAGTATATCCTTACGTTCTTATTGGTCTTGAAACAACCACAGATATAGGAACTAAAACTGTAGATGGTAATTTATACAACGTAGATATCGATGTTTGGTCTCAATATAGAGGTCAAAAAGAAATCAAGGAAATAATGGAAAGAATTTACAATTTAACCAATAATGTTACAATCTCTGTGTCAGGTGCTGATTCTGTTATGAGTTATGTCAATAGTGCAACAACTCTCGTAGAAGCAGATGGAATCACAAGACATGGTATAATTAATATTAATTTTACAATTTACGATAATTAAGAGGTAAACAAATGGCAGTACAAAAAGGTGCAGAGGTATTAGTCAAAGTTGGAGATGGTGCTTCACCTGAAGCATTCACAACTATCGGTGGACTTAGAGATACTTCTATTTCAATCAACCAAGAAACAGTTGATGTAACAACAAAAGATTCATCAAGGGTGAGAACATTACTTGCACAAGGTGGAATTAAATCTTTTACAATTTCAGGTAGTGGTGTATTTGATGATTCAGCATCACATCAAACAGTATTAACAGCATTTGATGCAAGTACATTTAAAAATTTTCAATTTATAGTGCCTGATTACAATACATTTACAGGCTCATTCCAAGTAACAGCTATCGAATATAGTGGTACTTACAATGATTCAGCTCAGTATAGTTTGAGCTTTGAATCGGCAGGTGCTGTAACTATAGCAACAGTCTAATATGTGGATAGATAAAGAAATAATAATAAACAAGAAAAAGGTTAATGCTAAAGTTAATCTAGGTTCTAACCAATCAGAAGTTGAACTGCCATTCTTTGATGGTTGGGATGACTTAGGTGTTATAAAAATCGATAAAGATACATATGTAATCTCTAGTGCCACAAATGTAGGTGCTAGAGATGAAATTATCAGTATGGTAATAAAAAAGGAGAAAAGTAATGACAGTCAATTCGTTAAAAGCAGAGAAGATTCTTAATTTCAAAGACAAGACATACAAAGCTCGTATGTCTTTAGATACTATCATGAGAGTAGAAGAAGCATTAGGAACTTCTATTCTCAAAGTAGGTAATAAACTAGCTACAGCAGATATTACTTTATTAGATATCATAACTATTCTAACCCTTGCTATCAGAGCAGGTGGTAATGATATAAAAGATTCTGATATCAAAAAAGATGTATCTGAGATTGGTTTAGTCGAAGCAATGAAACTTACAGGTGAACTACTTACATTAGCACTTAATGTAGACCCTGATAACTCAGAAAAAAAAAGCAATCCTTAAATAATGATTATGAACTGCCTATAGAAAGGTGGTTTGAAGTATGTGTTGGCATGATGCATCTACCACCACAACAAGTGTGGGATATGTCAATAAAAGAAATCACACTAGCCATTAATGGTTTTAAAGAATACAATACAGGTAAGAAATCAGAGCCTATGGACAAATCTGATTTAGAACGATTGAAGGAAATGTACCCTGACAACTAGATATGGAATTAGATAAACTCTTAGTCAAGATTGAGGCAGATTTATCCGACCTTAAACGAGGTCTCGATAAAGCAAATAATCAAGTAAAAAATTCATCAAACAAAATGTCATCTTCTATGCAGAAGTTTGGCAATACAATGGACAGAGTTGGTAAACGTGTTCTTACTTTCGGAACAGTATTAGCAGGTGCTTTCGGTGCATATCAAATAAAACAAGTTGTTGATGTCGGAAGACAAATCGAGGATTTACAAGTAAGACTTAAAGCATTATTCGGTACAGCAGAAGAAGGTGCTAAAGCATTTGATGTCATGGTCAAGTTTGCTAGTAAAGTACCATTTAGTTTACAAGATATTCAACAAGCATCAGGTAATCTTGCAGTCGTATCGAAGGATGCAAACGAACTTGCTGAGATACTAGAGATAACAGGTAACGTAGCAGGTGCTACAGGATTATCATTTACACAAACTGCTGAACAGATTCAAAGGTCATTTGCAGGTGGCATTGCTTCAGCAGATGTATTCAGAGAACGTGGTGTCAGAAATATGCTCGGTTTCCAAGCAGGTGCAGAAGTATCAGTATCAGAAACTATAGAAAAATTCAAAGAAGTATTTGGTAAG